TTTGATACTTTTGCCGACGGGGAAGGTTCGGTGGGGTTTGCCGAGTAGCCCGCACGGGCATTACAGTAGCCACTTTCGACAATCCGCAGTGCGATTCACAATGCCAGAGACTAACCGTGCCATCACAGGATAAATCCCGGCTTGTCATGCAGAGATTCGATAGTTAACGATGCCGGGAGCGTAGCTAAGGGTTTTGCAAAACATGGCAAAATTCCCATCGATCCCGATCAGAAAGCGAGAATGCGACATCGAATGGCACGCCATTCCGAATGAGGTAAAGACATTCAGTCAGATCGGCGTGCCCTCGGCGTTTCCCTCGGGTGGACCATCAAACAATAACGAAGGCTCATTGTCAGCGGATAGTGCTTCCGCGATCGCGTGGAGACCGCTATCACCCAGTTCGGTAACTGCCGCTTCGATCTGACGCTCATTTATCGGCGTCGGGCGAGGAATTCCATTTATCTCGACGGCAGAGACCGCCAGAGCTGCCATGTTCAGCCACGCATCATTTTGTGAAAGTACTGGGCCGGCTGCCTTTAGCAGTCGAAGACGATCCAACGCATTGATACGTCGAACAGTGAGCCGTCGCCCCAGATCGTCGATGATTTCAAGCGTCTTATTGGCATTGGCAATAATGAGATCTGTTGGTGTTATCAAATACGTCGCCTCCGAGACCCGAAGAATTCAAGTTTTTGCTTGACTGCTGCATCACCCTTCCATAACCCGGCATTGGTCAGGCGGAAGACAACCGAATCGTATTGATAGGTTGACGTCGATCCATCTACCTCTGACACATATTGGTACATTGTGCTGGTCGCACTTATTGAACCATCGTAGTAACTTTGCTCGGTGCCTGCAATGAAGTCTTCGACAACCGAATCACCTCGTTCAAGCTCGAAGCTGCCTTCCCAACCCTTCGGCAGCTCCATGCCCATCTGGCTGCCGTCCAATCGATTCACTCGAACTGACTGCGTAACCTGACGACTTTCAAATGATGTTACGTGAGCGAGATCGATGGTCCCCGAAGGTCCAACGACAACGAGTTGAGTATCCCGTCCAACCGAAAACACTGAAATAGCCATAGTACTACTCCTATTGTCCCGGTTGGCCGGCTGGCAGCGTCTGGATTGCGACTTGCACCGTTTGCCCGCCTTCCAGACTGATTATGAACACATCATTTATGGACTGGTATTGAATCTGAACGTTTGCTTGCACATATCCGAGCCCGGTCCTACTCGGTGGATTATTGGAGGTATCGCAGATAACACTATATGGCAGCGTACCGTTTGTGCTGCCCAACAGACCCTGACCCAACATGTTCTGTAGGAATGACAGAAGTGTTCCGCGAATATTCTGAAACAGGCTGGCTGTTATCACCTGGCCAATATATTGACCCATCCCGGCGGAGAGCGTCTGTGAGATGTAGTTGGTTAGCCTGGGGTAATTGTCGCCATTTATCGTTACATTCGACGATGAATTCAGGCCACCTCGAACGCCCCAATACGAGCCACCCGGTTGGGGATTTGAGATGACGTCGATTCCTGCACTAAAAAGAGTAGCAAGGTTGGCGGAAGAATAGGTTAACGTCTCTCCGGATTGCGGTTGACCCGATACCTGACTGCCGATCACGCCGTAAAGCGGCTTGTTCAGACTTGATTGTTCGGGTGACAGGTTCGCCAGCCGGCCCGCGGCGAAACCTTGCGGAGAAACCAGGCGGATCAAGCCATTTGCCTGATCCGACCACCAAAGCCAGTCGCCGAACATTAGCTTTGTGGAATAACAATCAAGGCCAACGGATTGCTTGACCGCCACCGCATCCGAAATCACGTCGCCGGCTGGTCCGGTGAGGATGACATATACCCCTTCGCTAAGACCAAATCCGGCCTGGTCGGTCCAGGTGCTGGAATCGTCGGCGTCGGCAAGCAGCGCCAGGCCGCACCCCTGCCCTCTGAGGGCGTACATTCCTGTACGAAATGCGGTGTCCTGGCCGACAAGCTGCGTTGGGGTTACGCCGGCAGCGCCATCTGACCCAGCAGTGGCACTACCAAGGGTTAATGAAAAGCTCGTTGGCGTGCTCGTATTTCCATTCGGCTGAATGGTAATCAGGCGGGATGCGGAACGCTGCACGCCAGCACCCGCGTTGACCGCACTTGCGAGTGATAACCAAAACGTGGCGCTGCTTCCGGTGATGTTATCGAATACCTCAGGCTGGACGCCAGGAAGGCTCGCAGTTAGCCGCCAACTCGACTGCTGCGAGCCGGGTTGCAGCGTGACCGCTATCTGGTTTCCGAACGAGCCGGTATAAAGTGCTGTGATTGTCAAGGCAGTGCCAGGCACCGCGGCCGAAGCGAAAGTGTCGGTTCCATCGGTGACCCTGACCCCTCGAAAGTCCTGGGCTCCCTGTTGTACGGCGGTGGCTACTTGCGTACCCATATCGTATTTACGGGGCATGATGGGTCCGAAGTTCGCATAATAGTCCAGCATGGATCCCACGATTACCGGAGTTCCGACCGGGCCCCATGGAGACGTCCCAACTATTCCGAGAATATTTGTTGGGACACCATTCAGGATCAAATTCTGAGGCGGTACAATCTCGACATACAAGTCCGGCACAATCAGTGCCGTATTATTGATTGCCCCTGCCTGAACGATTGGCATTTGGTATTGAACCTCGATGATTCGGGTTGTGCTACGACGATGGTGATTTGTCGGTACGCAAGTGATTCAAAGATCACGGAAGACCTGGCCGGGCGTAATGCACATGTTGTCGTCGGTGGCAGTGAGCCAGCCTTGCGCTAAAACAACCCGGACTTCCGGCGAAGTGGAGCGCCTGCCGATGCTCTATATCTTCAACGATGAGACAATAACTTACCTCCCACGATCCGCCGGGCATTGGCAGCTAAACCCGTTGTCTCTCGGTCGAAAGGGCGACAGTCAGGGAACAACTTTGCGAGCCAGCGACGCCAAAATCGTGCCTATGCCGAGAGAGCCGCCAAGTTCCTCGCTTCGTGTAACCTCGGGACCGCTGATCTTGCGCTCACCATGAGAATGGACAGCGTCTGGTCAGCTGAACCGCCCTGCCTGTGACCCTGTTGCGACTGGCCTTGGTACTGCTTACCAGCACAGGGGGCGTATCGTATTTTGCTGCGTTTCAATCTGTAAATCACACGAATGACGTATTTCCATTGCGAAACAGATCACCAAACAGCATGACTGGCGCAACTGTTCCACTTATGATGGTGTATTCGCAGAGGTAGCAGAGGTCGCGCCGGTAAAGCAGTGCATTCTGTGATTGATCGTAAACCTGCGTTGACACATAGCGAACGTGCGCCATCGTCTCATCAGTCAGCGCAATAAATGGCGACGATGTCAGCGCAATGTCCACAGTCGGACAAACAGCATCGCGGAGTGCAGCCGAGGGACACCAGAAGCTAACCTGAATTTCCCGGCGTTGGCGTCGCAATCCCTTCGAAACGGTCCCATTCGTGACCGCTCGTCCGATCATCGTTCTGACGCCAGGTATCGTGACCGTTGAGCCGGAGACCGTGGCGAGGCGCGCGGCGCTTATCAGGACGGTGAGGTTCGCCGCGATGCTTTCGTTGGTGTCATTGGCATTGACCTGATAGGAAAATGGTACCCCGTCGACCAACAGGCCAACGACCTGATTGCCTGCCACGAGCCCGGCGAATGTCACGCATTGCCCAGAGACAGATGCCGTGAGGCTGGTAGGGGAAATGGCGGTATACAATCGGTCAAAATAGGGGTCGGGCACTTCATCCCGCTTGGGTGCGGTGAAGATGGCCACATTAACGATGCCCGCAGCGAGATCCGAGTTCAGGGATGCGGTTAGCGGCCAACCGCGATATATCCGGCATGTGGTCCCGACAATACTGACCTGAGAGACACCTTGCGGATATAATGCCTCTGTAACCTGGACAACCAATGCATTTTCGACGTCTGATAAGTCAGCCATCAGGTTGTGACAGCTCGCACGTTGAGACGCCAGCCAAGATCACTGAGTTCGGCGGCGACGACTATGCCAGTTGTACCAAGTTCGTCGGTAATGACGTCTGCTGGCTGCAAGACTTGCCGGTGGATGGCTGGCAAAAGCGCAATGCTAGTGGGTATCCTGGTATCTCCAGGAAGCTCAGTTATGGGCCTTCCCTCGGTTCCTGTTCCAAGCATGCTGACCGGCCACCGTGAGATGACCTTGATCGAGGTCACCGTGGGCGAAGTGCTGCTTGAAGTGCTGGTCGTCGGGATTATCTGGCGTGTTACTGATATGACCCGATTCGTTCTGACGCATAGGATCGGCAACAGGCTGTGCTGTGCGGCGATGAACCAAACCTCGTGCTGGTGAACAAGATAGTCGCCAACGCGCGTATAGGAGGCATCGAAGTAGCCACGCCATAGAGCAGCCTCGTAACCGACAGGCTGAGTGAAGTTTCCATCGGCCCGACTGAAGGCTGCATGCAATTGAAGAAACCTGTTCGATCGATCAAGTGGGTTCGAGTCCCCTTTGGATCGATAGGCGTCAGTGATCCGCCCGATTTTATTCGCCACGCGGTTCAATCCCCAGTACAGGCGATCCTGTAAGTGGTCGACGTCCATGTCACACAATCAAATTGGGAGAACTGGAACGGATACCCGGCCCAGGAGGAATGCCAAGGAACGCGCAAAGACGGGTCCGCCAACCATCGAACAGTTGCTCGCGATCCCGGCACTCGTTGGGGTTCCTGGACCATACGGCAGCCTGGTCCGTATCGAGATTGTCCGAAGCGCCGGGGATAGCGGCCTCGAGACCAGCCAGCGTTGTCAGGTAGCGCCTGACCACGACGAGTTCACCGTCTGCTAAATTAGTGAGTCGATACTCCAGCAACCCATAAACCTGAAAGAAGCGCCAGGACGAGAAGCCCGATGCCGTCCCGCCGTAAGCAGGATAACCACAATGTCGTCGCGCATCGATTTTCTCGGCGTCCGTCAGAGGGTTCAAATACTGGATCCATCGCCTCGGGTGAACATCACCGACCCGCTACCCGAGGCAAGAATGGTCGCGAAATATGACACCAGCGGACCACACCGGAGTAGGATCCTGCTGTTCGGCAGGATCGGCGTATCCCCCATGGTCGCCTGCACCGTCGGATCGGAGCCAAATCTGACATATGCCAACGATGAATTCGGGTTGGTGATGAGCACTGAGTCGCCACAACCCGCAAACTGGGTGTTGGCCGAAACGGTGCTGGATGCCACGACAATCGTTGCCGCGGGCTGAAATGGATTGGCTGATCCAAGTGACAAAGTTCCGTGCCTTTCAGTTTAGCCGGCGTGTTCAACGATGACTGCACGCTTGTAAGACGAGTTCGTTGCGGTCGGGACGGTTGTCGAATTCGTTGTCGTATCGGACGGGGCACAAAACCCACCCATCCAATACCAGGATTGCGCGATAATCTGCTGCAGGCGATCAATCGGCTCGCGAGTCACCATGGCCACACCATTTACCATTGTAACAATCGAGTCTGCCGGCGCCACATCCTCCGCTGCCATTCCCGCGAAGTCGCCCTCGATCAGCGCTCCTGCACCACAGATGATTGGGCGCCGGATCATCACGTTTGGCAGGGTGGGATGCGGCTGGATGTACACTTCGGTCGTTGGCATGAACCGAAGGCCGAGGAAGTCGTTGGTCATGCCCTTGCGAAACACCTGGTTCACGGACGTCGCACCCTGAAATAACTGCTTGAAGTCCGGATCAGCAAATAATTGACGGGCGGAGACGGGATCCAGATAGCAGTTGTAGGCTCCGTCGATCTCAGGGACGGCATTGACGCGAAGACGCGCAACCGAATCCAGCAGGCACGACATGCTCAGGGTATCGGTTGCAAGAATGAGTGACGTATTTCCGCGACCCGACGGGCGCATGATCGACGATGCCGTCGCAGCGGTGACAGTGTTGCCGGCGGTGCCATCCGAGGCAGACACATTGCCAGAAAGCGTCAACACTCCGGAGATTCCCCCAGAAGCCGTCGAAACGTTCGTTGCATCAGCGGCGACGCCCACGGCGGTATAGACATTCGAGCCAATTGTCACTGTCAGTGGATTGGAAGCACTCACGGTCTGCTGAACGCCATTGACAAACGCGGTTTGGAATCCACGAATATCGTCCACCGCAACCGAAGTACCAGGACTCCCCAAGGTTACCCGGACTCTCGTATTGCCGCCAAAATAACAAGCAAACAGCGCGTTCCGAGCCAGTTCGTCGAGGCTGCGTGCGGCTTGTTCGCCATTGGTGTAGGCATTCTGCAGAAACTGCGACGCGATGCCTACCCGGGAGGTAACCATATTGAGATCCATGGTCGCCGCGTAGTGGTTGATCGTGATGGTATACTGTTCCACCCCCCAGTTTCCCGGTGTAAGTCCGTTATCAAAGTTTGTATTTGTAGACGGGGCAAGCGGGACAGTGACAGTCGGCTTCAGGCCCGCGCGGGTCTTGGTCAGCGTCTCACCAATTCCAACGGCGATGTCTTCACGATCTGCGCAGGCCCGATAGCCAAGACGTGACACGAGAGCCTGCTCAAACTCGCGTTCCAGGAAGCCTTGCTGAATGATTGGCTGGAGAGCGGCAGGAAAATTTTGGATGCCCATGAAAGCTTAGCCTTTGGTCGGGGAAAAGGTTTGGTGAGTCATAATGAGTGCGATTTCTGGTTCAAAGCCTGGAACGTTTGATAATATTGGCGCGCGCGATCCGATACTCGTCATCGGACATGTCTTTCGCCAACTTTTGTCGAGTGGGACCCGATGGTGGGACCTTGGCAATACTGGAGGACGACGGCGTAGCGAACAGCCAAGGCTTGGTGCGCTTCAGGCGGGCGATTAACTCTGCACCATCGTCGACGCTACCGTCTTCGCTCAAACGGACCTGGCTCATGTCCAGGAATTGCAGGCCATCCAGGTCAATCATGTTCGCCCGCATTGCCTCGATCTTCAGCTCAGCGAGGACTACCCGTTTTTCATTCAGGCGGTGGTTTTCCTGGCTGTCGCGCTCCAGTTTCTCAAGTCGGGCCCGGAGGTCAGCATCGGCATTCTCCTGTACATCAGTGTCGATCGGTACGTCAGTCAATTGGTTGTCTTTCATCTTGATCGGCGGCACTCTGTTTCAACTCGGCGGCAACATTATCAATGTCGTAGGTACCTGCGATCGCCCTTATGGCACTCGCACGGCTGATCAAACCGGACTTCATCAAGGTTTCCAGCGTTGTTGCATCAAGTTGACGATCTGCTGCTGAGGTGGGGTACCATCGGGGCCACTTCAGTGACAACTCAGAGGTCGGATCCATTTGTGGCAAATCTTCTCCTGCCGTGCGCAAAGAGTACCGCAGGGATGCCCGGACAATCATCCGTGCCAAAGAAAGTAAAGCCACTTCCCCATAAGTAATGCGGAGATTGTCTGCGAGCCAAAGCAGCCCCTGGTTCATCAGTTCCAAAGCACGGCCGGACTGAGCGGTGGTGAGGCGGTCAGGGCTCGCGCGATTGCCGTGAATGCTTTCAAGAGCGAACTCGCGGAGCGTACGAACGTAGTCAATCACCGCCGCTGCGGCGGTTCCACCAATTTCCAGGAGCCGGGCATCTCCCTCCTCACCGACAACCAGGGCATTTCCAGCACCTTTAATGATGTCAGTATCGGAGCCAACTGGCTCCTTCAATAACAACGTCGGGTCGCTGCTATACTTCAGTCCGCGACCAGCCTGGCTCAACTGGTAATCGATTTCGATCTGAGTTTCGACAGCAGCCCGGAATGTGCAGGTTCCGTCATTTGGGTCTCCAGTCGACGAAAAGCCCGGTAGATTCCGAATCCAGACGACCGGTACGAAACCGAGTCCATGGCGAACGGTCCGTCTGGTATCAACCGCCGGAGGCGGGCCGTCACTTATGGGTGATGGATTGTACCAGGTCTCTGCGGAACTATCCCATGACCGTTGGAACCAATAATCGATGGTGGGGTCAGTTATGTCATATCCATTGCTCGATAGTTGAACCCCCGACACTTTGTAGCGTTCAGTGACCGTCAATAGAGTGTCAGGTTCCTTCGGATTCCATGCCGGCGTGAGATATATCGAGTCCAGCACCTGAAAGAAGATCCGGCCATCGAGCACTCGCATCAGGATCGCAACCGACCCGACCGATCCTCGAATTGCAGCCTCGGTCATTACCAGATTGAGGTGCGAGTCCCGTACGATACTTGCAAGTGAGCTCTGCATCACCCGATCAGGGCAGTCGATTGTCGGGAAGTGACCTTCGCTGAACAGCAGCGAGACACTATCCTCGACCACGACACGACACAGGGGGTAGCGAACGGATGGTCTACGTTTTCTAAGTGGAATGTACTCTCCGGCGGCGCTGCGTTCATCGTGAAAGTCGTAAGGCAACACGTCGTATAGATGGCCATTCAGGACCCGGGTTAATGTGTCAAGAATCGATGTACGAGTTGGATAATCAGGATCGCGCGAGATCAGATCGCATATGGTATCGAACATGTATTCGTCCTGGAACCAGTACTGATTTCAACGAATATTGAATGGTACGAACAGCCGACGGCTACCGCCTGGGAAGTCCAACAGTGTCATGAACGCGCGCGATAACGCATCGACCTGGTCGTCCTTTGTACCTTGTGGAAATGTAATAAGCTCATCAATGAAGGCCTGATTCCAGGGACCGATACGAATTGCGACGTTGCCGGCTTCGATCTGTGCGGCGACCGGTAATGCTCTGGATAATTTCGACCCTTGTTCTCGTGACGTGTAAATCCGGTGACCTGCGAGCAACGAAGACAATTGTGCAATCTGGCTTTTACCAGCCTGACCAGGAGCGATTGGCAGGCTAATCACAACGGAATAGCCATCCGAGCGCGCAGTGCTCACGACCACATCCTGGACTGCTCGATAATTTCCCCTGATTCGTACGACATGGTCCACCAGATACCGGCCTTCTTCGTCGACCACCAATTTCAGTCCGACGGTCCAATCTGGATCGTGATGAGCAGAATCGGGTGTCGCGGCGAGGTCCCAGGCCCGAACACCCCTTTCTGATGACGGCCGGGGTGATGGTTGCTCGAGCACTGACCGGAGTTCGCCCACCTTGAAAAGCCGCCCGGTGGAGGGATGCGGAGATTGTTGAAACAGCGCCGACCAGATGCGGCTTCCAACCACCGTCTGTTTCTTATGGAGTGCGTCAAGAGTCTCCCACTCAGGCCATAATGGAGCTCCGGAAGGCCGTCCGATGGGATCTTGGTCCTCGGCTATCGCGGGCAGTCGAAGAACGCGCCAATCCTCGCTGCTACGGGCGATCAGTTGGCCCCCAAG